TAGTAATGTCACGAACCTGATCGTCCCAAGGGGCGACCATGTTCTTACGGTTAAACATGCGGACGCTGGGATACCACAGGGATCGATCCCCGTCTTTGCCGTTCCAGTACCAGAGTTTGTTGGCATCGAACATCAGGACAGGCTTACCCATGCCGCCAGCGATATGGACGTTGGCATTGCTGCATGACACCACCACATCGCAGCACTGCATGGTGGCAGCGATTCCTTCCAGATCAAAGAAGGTATTGACGTGAGTCTGATCAACGCGCCTGCCCGTTTCTTTTTCAAACGGTTCGATCTGTTCTTTGTTTTTCCCGTACTGAAGGTTCACGAACCGGGTGTTCGGGATATCGAACAGCGGCTCCAGTTCTTTCAGAGCAATGCTCTTGTGTTCGCCTACGCGAGGGGCTGTGCTAGCCCATGACAGTCCCACAATGAACTCATCGCCCCGAATCTTCAGTTGCTTGGAGATCGTCCCTGCATAGTCGTAGTTGGGAACCAAGAAGTTGGTGGAACGATGCTTCGGAATATCGTCGAAGGACTTGATAAAGAACTCGCCGATACTGGCAATCGGAATCTGCGAGTCGTACTCAGAGTTCTTAACCCGTGCGTCATGCCTTAGGAACTGGATGTGTGGCAGACCGCGTTTAAATAGTTCGACAAGGCGGATGTCCAGCATGACCGTGACCTTATCGACTTGCTTGCTCAGTGCATCTAGCAATGAGCCATACAGAATCTGATCGCCAATACCCTGCTCACACCAGACGAGGACGTTCTGGTATCCCTTACCGGGTTCCCAACGAGGGAGTTTGGTCTTGAGTTTGGGAGACTTGAATGCATCGCTCTCCCATCGATGCTCGTAGAACTTCCAGCCCGTATCGAATCGACCGAGTTGTAGGTTCATCAGGCCCATAGTCCAGATCGCATCTGAACTATTCGGGTCTAGTCGCATTAGCATTTCGAAATCGTGGAGAGCCTTGTCCCAGCGATTCATTTCCCAGTGGACACGGCCACGCAATGAGTAGGCCGATGCGACCAGCGAATGCAGTTTGATAATGATGTCTAGATTGTGGACGGCTTCATCGAACATGTCCTTATCGACCAGATGAACTGAGTCGTTGAACAAGTCTTGAATAGATTTACTCACCAGTAATCTCTCCCGCTGCGCTTTGCTGCCCAGTTGGGCGGTGGAACATGGACTCTTTCGTTTCGGCTGTCCCGTAAAACCTTAAAGAACAAATCGATTATCCATCTCATAAAGCCCCCGTTTAAATCCCGGCGACACCATGTGATGCCGCCGGGTTTGGTTTACTTGAGGATCTTCTGAACGCTCTTCACAAACTCGCGGACCAGATTCTCAAGAGGGTCTGCCTTCTTCAGAACCTTCTTGGTCTTCACCTTACCGCGACAGACGATGTACACCAACTGATAACTGTACTTGGTCTTCGCCACGATCTCTCGGGGCGTGAGTCCTGCAGCAAACAGTTGACGGATATGCTCAGATTTAGAACGGCGTTTCTTCATCTGCCTCTTCCTTCTTGTATTCAACGTACTTCTGTGCAGACAGGGAGATGTACTGGTTCCCTGCCTTGGAGGTGTTGTTCCATGCGGAGATGGACAACTTGATCGGGTTGCCTACCTTCGCTTCCTCAATCAACTCCTTGAGCAACGCCTTGGTCAGCGTCAGTTCTCCACGCAGAGCAGGGGACTTGTCGTTCTTGCGAACCTTTGCTTTGAACAGCGCCCCGGTGCTGCGATCATCGCGGTTGTAATCAGCCATTGGTTGATGCTCCTTCCAGTTTTGTCTTCAACTCAGTAAACCCAGCCTTCAACATCTCAAACTGCGCTTTGTAATGGCTGTCCAAGATATCGATGACCTGTTTGTTTTCGCTCCAGAACTTTCTGAGCGTAGCGGTATCGCTGCAGAACTTGTTCGCGAACTCCAACAACTTCTTTGCTACCTCTTCTGCACCGGCCTCGTCAGGGATGTCAGTGAATCCCTGCTTGGTGGACACGGCCTTCTTCGGCTTCTGTTTAACCGGTGTCTCGTCGATGAGCGGCGCCTCAGCCTCGGTGTCCGGTGTGGTGACTGCCGCCACATCCTCACCGGCATAGATGGCATGGCCTAAGCCGAACATCGCGAGGCACTTGACGAGGCAGCGCATACGGGTGTCACTGATCTTTCGTGCATCCGGATTGCGGATGGCATTGTTCTTGTAGTCCATGACCGGGAGCCACATCACTCGCCAGCAATCACCAATGGTGACCTTGCAAGTGATCGCGACCGTGCCATCGGAGTAAGTATCCTGATCAAGGAATTCATACTGAGCCTGAGGGTAGTACTCCATGAGTACGCCCCATGCCCATGCCCAACTCAGATAGGACAGGCCATTCTTTTTCTCGACATGCTTGGATACATCCACCTTGACGAGTGTCTGCCAAATGTCTTCGTAACTCGGCGATAAAGGCTTCTCTGACATACTGTTCTCCTGTTTAGTATTGTCATTGTACATAGTTGGTATCGATAAGCAAGCAATCAATACCCTGCTTCAATGGCTTCGCGTTCACGCTGGAACTGCGAACACCATGCGCTGACACGGCACCAGTTGGCATTACAGCGGGTTGCTTCGCCCCTCCTAAACTCCAACTCCATCCCATCTGCAACGGCTGCACGGGCTTCTGCTTCGTTGTCAAACAACTTGACCGCCCTCTTCTGGCCCTTGCGCTTGAGTGCCCACTTGGATTCCTTGATCCACCGCTCCTGCTCAGAGCAGTCAGGCAGTTCCGCCCCAGTCAGCCGGTCGAACTCCGCCTTCTGGTGCAGTGCTACTCGCTCGTTTAAATAGCCATCGGCATCCATCTCGTTCCACATCGGGATGTCTACTTCGACGATGGGGGCACGGGGATAGTCGGGCTTCTCCTCGGCATCACGCGCTCTCCAGTCACGCAGGATAGCAATGACCTTCAACGCTTTGACCTTGGAACCCTTGGCCCTACGGACGAGTGCGGCATAACAATTCAACTGCCGCTCCCATTCGATCTTGCCCATGATCACTGACCACACAGAGGTGGTCTTGTAATCCATGATCGTGACACCGTCGTCTTCGATCTTCTGGACATCGATAGCACCACTGACAACCCAGCCTTCGATCTCAGTGAAGATTCGCTCTTCGCTGATGTGCTTGTCATCGGCAGTTTCTTCGAACATCTTGTGAGCAGCAGTTCCCAACACAGCCCACATCTTTTCCGAAACATCTTCGGTCAGTTCATCCCAGTGTTCTTGCCGCAGGATGCGGACACGGGGTGCATCGATGAGTTGTGTAATCGAACGATTACTTTCGCCCTTGCTGTACTCACTGCGCGTCAATGCTTTGACGACAGGATCAGGCAATCCGAACTTGTTGGTGAGTTTCATTTGCGCCAGATCCTCACGCCACCTTTGGCTTTGCTACTGCTGAACTTGTAATCCTTGTGCTTGGATGAGAACCTCGACAGTCTGACTCGCACCGAATGCAGCACACGATCAATCTCATCGTCGCTGCAATCGATCAGGATACTGTCACCGGGACGTAGTTCTTTCAGTGGCAACGGGCCTACGGTAACCCTGTTCGCGATGCGCGAAGGCAGCGGAACATTTTTTTCGATCTTCATCAGGGTCTCCTCTTGGAAATCAACGAGTGACAGTTTAGCATTGTGATCATGTCAAGTGAAGTATCTTTTGTTGTGTTTGGTGAGCCAGCAAGCAAGGCGAATAGTCGTAAACTTGTGCGTTTAAATGGTCGCCCCGCTTTTATCAAATCTCAAAAGGCTCGTGACTATCTCGCTGCATTTCAATTGCAGTGCAAGAAGGTGTTCCCACTGATGACAGGTGATGTCTCTGTCGAGATCACAATCTGGTACGCAAGCCGTAGACCAGACCTCGACGAGAGTGTGATACTGGATGCTATGCAGGGATTGATCTACGAGAACGACCGACAAGTCAAAGAGAAGCACGTCTTCCATCGTCTTGACAAAGACAATCCTCGCGCTCAAATCACCGTTCGTTCCTTGCCTCCCTAGATATATATAAATATATATATCTAGATATATCTATATAGATATATCTATAACTATCTTTATAGGAATCTTATATATAAATATCTTTTGAATAATAACTATTGGAGAACAGTATGAATCTAGAACAGATTGTGTTATCGCAATCCGATAACAGTCGAATCCGCTGTCCCGTCTGTGCTGACGACAGGAAGAAGTCCCACATCAAGTCGATGGGGATAACGGTCGAGAACGACCGAGTGGTTTACCAATGCTTTCACTGTGGAACCTCAGGGGCAGTGAGAAGGGATCGTTTCATGTACCAAGTCAAAGAACTCAGCAGCAAGAACATTGCACCCATTGATCCACCTTCCGAGGTAAAACCGGAGATCGTCGAGAAGTTCCTACTCAGCAGGGGTATTGATCCGCAAGCGGTTCAGGACTACCCCTTGGTCGGTGGGAACAAGTACTTCGCAGAAGGCGGCAAGCAAGATGCCATCGGGTTCATCTACGGTGACACCCGCGCACCTCAGGCGATCAAGTGGAGATCGGTCAGCGACAAGGCGTTCACGCAGCAGGGTTCTGCTCGCTCGTTCTTTGGTTTAAACCAACTGCCAAAAGACCTGACGGACCTTGTCATCTGCGAAGGCGAGATGGATGTCCTCGCACTGGCCGCAGCGGGTATCCCTGCCATCGGTTGCCCGAACGGGGCACCGCAGAAGATCAGTGATCGCAAGGTAGACCCCAAGGAAGATGGCAAGTACTCGTTTGTGTGGGAGTCACGGGAACTGATTGAGTCTGTGCAGCGTGTGGTGTTCATCCCAGACCAAGACGAACCCGGTCAGGCACTCGTTGAGGAACTGGCGAGGCGTATCGGACGCGCCAAGTGTTGGACGGTCACGCTCCCCTGCAAGGATGCGAACGAGACTCTCCAGAAACATGGCGCTGAGGCCATACGAGAGGCTTTCCTAGCCGCTAAACCCCTCCCACTAGAGGGTGTGTACTCCCCCGCTGATTTTGAGACTCAGATCCTGTCTCTGTACGACGATGGGGTGGTGAAGGGGGCAAGCACAGGCTTGGGAACCCTTGATCCCCTGTACACGGTGCTGCCGGGACAGTTGTCGGTGTTCACTGGACTGCCGGGTAGTGGCAAGTCCGAGTTGATCGACCATATCTGCGTCAACATTGCTATGCAAAAGGGATGGCGGTTTGCGATTGCGAGTTTTGAGAATCCACCTCACATGCATATCGCCAAACTGGCTGAGAAGGTGGTCGGCAAACCGTTCTTCGGTGAGAACCGGATGGATGCAGACGAGCGCGACTATGCACTGGCATTCCTGAATGAACACTTCGTGTTCCTGCAGTCCCATGACGGCGCTCCGAGTACGGTGCAGTCCATCATCGACCGCACCAAGCAAGCGGTCATGCGTATGGGTGTGCGTGGTCTGATCATTGATCCGTATAACTACCTCGACATGAGCGGATCAGACTCCGAGCATCAGGCCATTAGCAAAATGCTCACTGACATCGTGCTGTTCTGCAAATCGCATGAACTACATGCATGGTTCGTTGCTCACCCGGCAAAGCAACTGCCAGACAGTGGCCCTCCCAAGGGACAGCACATCTCAGGCAGTGCAGCATGGTTTGCGAAGGCAGACATGGGTGTGACGGTTCACCGGGCAGGGAACCAGACCGAGGTGCATGTGTGGAAGTGCCGTTTTAAATGGGTCGGCAAGGTTGGCATGGTCGAATTGAATTACGACATCCCAACGGGGCGTTACTCAGACAAGGCTCACTTCGCTGCGCTCACCAACGAGTGGGATGACATCGACCTATGAGCAGCCAAGACTGGGATGAGTCGTTCATCGAACGGTTTAAACAAAGTCATAAGACTGAGATGGTCGTGGCTGTTTGGCTGCTGAGTCGCGGCAACGAGGTGAAGTTGCAAGAGAAACATCTGCGACTGAAATGGGAAGATCGTTTGGAGCATGCGGACGAGGGGGATTTGATCGTCAACGGGAAGCGTTGCGAGGTGAAGGGACTCAGGCGTAAGTTTGAGATGGGCAAGTGGCCATTCCCTTACGCACTGGTCTGCAGCAAGTGGTCGTATGACCGTGCTGCGAAGAAGCCCGACGTGTTCTTTTTGGTGAGCGGGGATCATTCCTGCACTGCGGTGGTGGACGTAATCAAAACCTGTCGGCAGTGGACAGTGGTGTCTCAGCAGGATTACGAACGCAACGAAACTTACGATGCGTATGCTATCGATCCATCATTGCTGCAATGGTACGAACTGAAATAAAAAAACCCCGGCGCTCTCAAGGAGGCCGGGGTCTCTTCCTTTGCCGCCGTCTTGCACTGACGGGATTGGACAGCGACTAGGGTGGATTACTTTAACGTACTCGGATACTCAACGGACAGAGTTCGTGCGCTCGGATAGTCCGAGTGTACTCACTGCCAAGGTAATCATAGAAGCACTGCTTTGTCATGCCAGTAACCTTCTCGCCAGTCAGGTACGCTGTACCTGCATGAGCCGAAGCACTCGCCACTAACGCAGCCATCAACAGAATCAACTTCTTCATGCTATCACTCCTCTGGTAAAACTATTTGCCCAATCAATGCATTCTTCACGGGAACCTTTCCAGTATTTAAACGCTTCGCCGTGGGTGAATGCGACCCATCGATCCTTCCAGATGCGACCCGGACATGGGAACACCCAGACCATGGGGTTCCCGTCCGAATCTGCGAAGGTCAGTGCTTGGTCATCGGTGCGTTCGACAATTTGTCCATCATGATTCGGGACACATAAGCCGCCACTGATCCGCATTGCTCTGCCTCCTCTGCGTCATCTGTTTCCATGGCGCGGATCGCCAGAGTCCTTGCGAAGTCCGCGATCAGGCTGATCACGGCTACGTCAGCAAACTCCATGCGCTCCAAGTTCTCAGGGACAATATCGAAGGCGAGTCCACCCTCAATCGTCACTGCTTCGATGGCACAAGCCAGATCGATGTTCTGTTGGTGATACCAAGACTCTGGATAAATCTCCCCGTCTTGCGGGTTCAAAAAGAATCTGTTGTTCATTGTTTAAATACCTCAGAACGGTGGGCCGTTTGGTTCATCTTCCTCGCCACCCCATAACTGGTTTTGATGCTCGGCCAGTGCGGAGTCAATGCGATCAATCTTTTCCATCATCTTCGACAGGTCATGTTGTATCCGCATGATCGCGTATGCAATAGCGGGATCAAGTCGAAGACCTTTGACCTCGCGCTCCAAGTATTCGATATCTGAAAGGTTCATGCTCTGCTCTCCTGCTTTGCTCGTTGTACTTCAAACCATTTGCGGGTGATGTCATCGGTCAGTTGTCGAGTCCGCATGTTGTACTGCTTCCGAAGCAATTCAAACTTGTTGACCTCGCGTTCTAGTTCCACCTTCAGCATGCGGTACTCAGCATCCAGTTGCTCAACGTAGGGGTCAGTCATTCCTGCCATGTCGCAACCCTCCATGCAATGTAAAACATCGGGATCAATAACAACATGCGCGGTAGCGCAAACCAGAACAGTTCCCAAGTCATTACTCGTCCCTCCGTATCTGGTACACGGTCTCGCCCATGGTGATCACGATGTGACCGTTGTCGAGCATCCATTCGAACTGCTTGCGGTCGAAGGGATGCATGTCATCTAGCGAATCGTACTCATGCACTGACGGGTCATCACGCATGGACGAACCATCAGCACCGCGCACCCATTCACCCGTGTTGTGGACTGCATACTTTTTCATGCTGCCTCCAAGACTTTGCCAACGTACTTGTTTAAATCCTTTGAGTCGAACCACCACTTGCCGTTTGACTGCTCACCCTCTGGGTTCCAGTCGGTGTAGTAAATCAAACCGCCCCTCGTACAGGTCACATAGCACAGCAGCGGCATGTTCTTGTTGTCGAGCCAGTGCTTGTGTTCGAAGACCGTGCCGCGCTTCATGCTGCAGCCGCCAGAACACGACTGACGATTGCCTCAACCTCACCGGCCTCACGGCTCATGCCAATGGCATCCAAGTGCGATGCCAGTGCAAGTCCCATGACGATTGCCATGTCCGCAGACTCGGCCTTGCGCTTGGCGCGAAGACCATCAAGTGCTGATGCGATATCACTAGCGTTCATGGTTTCAGGAATCATGCTGCACCTCGTTGGTCAATCTGCAGTTGCTCGTCGATGTATTCTTTCGCGGCCTCTAGAGCCTCATGCCCTTCAAACTTGATGAACTTGAAAGGCGCTGTGATTATTTCTGCCTTGGTCAAAAACAACAGCGTCTTGCGTTGCTGCATCGTGCCCACCAACGTCAGCGAGTCGTAGGTCAGGTCAATCACATGACCGCGATGCTTCACGGTGTCCTCGGCCTCATCCAGAATGTATCCAGTCACGCCTGAGACGTTCATGCTGCACCTCGCTCGTAATTGAGTTCAGTCTCGCGCTCCAACTTTGCGTCCTCTTCTGCGTTGAAGAGTGCTTCCTGCATTTCAATAAAGAATCGCTCTGAATGTGAGCGACCCGCATCTTTTGCCTTGTCTTCCATCTCAATAGCGTGACCCCAGAGATAGCGAATCTGTTCTTCGTTTAAGATCACGGCGATTTTACGGCTCATGTCTGTTCTCCTGTTCTAATGTTGTGAAGTATAGTTGTTTAGATGTTAGTGTGCAAGGGGTCAGGCGGCAATCGCCGCCCTCTCCCAGAGTTGCTGCACGGTGCGGTTCGCACGTTCCGGTGTCGCGTACTCGCCGCCACTGATCACCGGGATGGTGAGGTGGAAGTCGTTGCACTCGTCTTTGAAGTGCGTCGAGTAACCGTAGCCGCTGACGCGATGCGGAACAGTGAACTCCATGACCCGAAAGAAGAACCGCCGCAGCATGATCGGGGTCGCGAAGGCAAGACCGATCCGATCCATATCGACCGGCTCCTCAGGACGTTTAACCGTCACGCTCCAGACGAACTTGTTGTCACCAGAGTAGCCGTGCTTGAGGGCGATCAGTTCCACGCGACGACCGCTCAACTGGATGCGGTCGATCAGGGTGACGAGCGCCGCACCGCGATTGACGATCTCCTGTGCATCGATACTGGCATTGGCCGACATGTTGACCGCGATCCGCACAATCGGCTGCGACACAGGCGGTGCGTCATCGGTCGCGACGAACATGTCTTCGGGAATCCCTGCAGCGTAGGCCGGGATGCAGGGGAACGCGCCCACCGGGGCGACATCCCACAACGGCTCCGGTGCTGAGGTCACCTTGACCGCGACCGATTCCATGGCAGCACGGGCAACGGCATGGCCGGTGACAGCGTAGCGCATGGCCTGATCCCAATCCTCGCAGCCAGACCATTCTGGATTGCCCGTGGACTCTGAACCATCGGCATGCCAGTGGATTTTGCGGGTGCGAAGGTCGTTGATGAACTCATCCCAACTGTCAGCGTTGTAGCGGTAAATCATGCTGCTTTCCTCGCAGGAAGTTGTTCGCGAATCTTGTCGATGTCATTGCGCGACATGCCGCGCAGCAAAAGCATTTCCTCGACGCGATCCCACTTGAGACCGGCGCTGAGTAACTTGCCGCCCTTGATCGATGCGCGAGGCGAAACCACCGCACGAATCTTCAACTCGCGGACAGCGCGACGGAATGCCTGAACGTAGCGCGTCCACTCGTCATTGGGCGAGATGGCAAGTTCCAACTTCTCGTCATAGTCCATGCTGATGAACGCGAAACGGTCGAGTGTGGCTGCGTCGAGTTGAGCGCGGCCCACATACTGGGCATCAGCACCGGAACCCCAAGTGTTCGCAGCGGCAATGATCACGAAGTCCGGATGGCGTTTAACCGTGCCGCACGGGAATGCAGCGAGGTCATTGGCCGCAATCGCGTTGAAGGCCAACAGCGCCTGTGCGGATGAGGCATCGATCTCATCGAACAGGAACACGCCGCCGTTCACATAGGCGCGGTACAGGTCAGTCTCCATGTACTTGCCTTCGGCGTTGATGAATCCCTGCAACTGGTACGCCATGCCGACAGCGCCAGTGCTGTAGAACGGCAAGCCCAGTGCTTCGGCACACTGCGAGGCGAGGGTCGTCTTACCGGAACCGGCAGGGCCGACAAGATAGACGTTCTCGCGAACGGACAGCGAGGCCAGTACATCCGGAAACACCGGGTGACGGTGACCATTCGGCAGGACTTTGATCTCAGCGCCCTGCTTGATTTCGATGCGAACCGGGCGGTGCTGTTCGACTGCAGCGACAGCGGCAGCGACGGCATCCTTGCGGATCGATTCGATGGTCTCAGCATCCAGAGCCGCAGCAGGAACCGGGGCAGGATCAACCCCGTTCCAGATCGACAGCAGGACATCGTCCGGTGCGTTGGGCGACTTGCCCTGTCGCACGGCATGCATTTTCAGGTACGAGCGGTCGCTGTCAGACAGCGGGAGCGAGAAGGTACGCTTGGACATGATCAGCCCTCCACGTTGAGTGAGTTGATGCTGCTGCAAACCGGGCAAGCCGAGGCAGCGTGTAAACGGTGCGCTTGCAGGGCAGAGACACGAGCCGTCCAGTTGCAGGAACCGCACTGCAGTTTCAGCAAGCGGGTGCCCTGCTTTTTACGGGCATTCGGGTCAACCTTGGCATGCGGGTACGCACCCAGTTGATCGACGATGCGCTCCAACTTGCCGCGCAGTTCGACACCGGGAACCGTTGCGGTCATTGGGCCTTGCAGACCAATGGCGCGGCAGACACGGGCGAACTCGCCGCGATGGCCGCACTGAATACCGGCCCAGACATGGGCCAGTTCATGGGCCTCAACCGCAATGACATCGACCGGCTTGTCGAGAATCGGGTTGATGAACACTTCGAACGTGCCGTCTGCAGAGATCGACGGGTCGAAGGCTTGGCCCAAGGTCACCTTGCCGGTGCGCGAGCCGCGATAGCCAATCGGGAAGCCGCAAGCGACCCGATACTTGCGCTGCTCCCATGACACCGGATCGATACCGGCGAGGGGGAAAATCTCGTGCTGCAGCATGACTGCAGCGGCGGCAAGCCATGATTCGCGTTCGTTGAATTTGACCATGATTCTGTTCTCCATGTTGTCGGTATGTTGCGAAGTATAAACGCTGCGTTGTGTCGCAGTCAACTTGTGTAAACGGTGACGGTCTCGTCAGATGCCGCATGACGGCATGACATCCCGGCCTGTTGGCGATCAAGCCCGAAGGCGCGGGATGTTTCGACCTGTTACTCAACGGCCTCGTGATACGCGATCCACTGTTCGACCTTGCGAACGCACGATTCCACCTGTTCCTCTGGCGCTTCCCAACTGAGAAGGCGATAGGTATCGATGGCCCGTCTCCAACCGTCTACGGGGGCGCTGAACGTGTAGCCGCCCTCGTTGATCATGCTGTAGCCGTTGCGGACTCTTGACGAGTCAAGTTCAAGGGTCTCGTACATCTGTCTGGGTACGCTCAACTTGATCATGATTTTCTCCTGCGTTTAAATGCTGACCAGATAATCGTTGGAATAACCGGGGACTCGCACGTCGATCTCGACACCCATGCGGCGAATGTCCTCAAGGTTCTGGGCATCGAACGTCTTCTGCTTCATCAGGGTTGCGAAGCGTGATGCCAGTTCGTTGAGCGGGTAGTACTTGATCTGCCCGTAGACATGGCGCTGTTCGACCTGAATGCTCATGGCCTGACCATGCAAGTGCGCGGGTGGGTACTGCTTGACGCTGTTCATGACTTGGACACCTCATTGGCTGAGAAAAGGCAAACGAGCGCGGCTGCTACCGCGATCAGCGAGGGGATGCCGACACCGCCAGACTCGGCGACGATCAGAACGCCAAGGGCCATCTGGATCATGGCGAGATATTGGAAACAAGCGACGAGAATGATTTTCATGCTGCTCTCCAGTGTTGTTGGTCTCATCAGTGGCAGCGTGACTGCCAGACCGCCTCGCGGCGGTTTCGACCTGTTAGGCAACCTTGGGGTAGGAACGCTCCAGACGTTCCTTTTTGTCGGCCTTGCGGTAGGCTTCCGAAACCTTTCGATCTAGTCCCGAAACCGCCAAGTACTTGTTCCAAACCTCGTCTTGTTCTGGCGAAAGTTCAGGCAGTTGACCGTGTTGGTCGAGCAGTCGAATGCTCTCGTTGTTCAGGGCGATGGCGATCTTCAGAAGTTCATCGGCGTTCAGTTCGATTCGCATTGTCGTGTCCTCAGTGTTGGTTGACTCAGTGCAGCGCACTCAGTGAATGCGCTCTACTGAATCAAGGCTTCCCGGTAGATTGGGCAGCGTCACATTGTCGGGCGACTCGCGAGATGTCGGTCATCGTCTTCAACCCTACGACTACACCGCTGCTTTAGGCCGGATTCCCCTTGTGGGAACCGCCGGGCTGCTTGCGCTCATCCGGCACCAGAACCTCTCTTATTCGCCTACCGGCTGCGGCTGTCTGGGGGCCGCGTGGTTCGTATTACATTCGATTTCATGATCACTTGTCTACAACTTTTTTCGTTTACACGACCACAGATTACCTAAGCCACTGATTTTCGGTCGAATTTAGTTTGCGGTTAAACAGTCCAAAAGGTAGGATTCGGTGAGCGATCATGGTCTATACATGATCAAAGATTAGCAATTACACGGTAAAACAAGGGCAGAATGCACAATGGCAGGCATGACAGATGAATACGGGTTGACTGCAAAACAGCGGAAATTCGCTGAGAATGTCATCAACGGGATGGGTATCGCTGAGGCTTATCGCAACTCGTATGACGCAGAGAACATGAAGCCCGCCAGTGTGCAGCGACGTGCGGCAGAGTTGATGGTGGACGGCAAGGTCAAGGCATGCATGGAGGCGCTAGCGGCTGAAAAGCGCAGGATATCTGAGGTCACAACCGTTTCAGATCGCGACATGCTGGTCTCCCTGCTCCGCAAGTGGTCGAAGGGTGACGAGTCTGCTACCAGTTCCCAGTTGCGAGCCGCTGAACTACTGGGCAAGGCATGCGGCCTGTATCGGGACGTTGTCGAAGATCACCGTGAGCGTCCCTCGACATTGGTAGCGGCTGAACTGGAGGCAAGGCTAGCGTCTATGCTGCAGCCTTCGGTGCATCCTCAGGCTTCCGCAGCGGTTCCAGTGCAGGACGCAGCGCCTTTGGAGCGTGTAAACGTAGCCGATTCGCATGATGACGCTGCGAGTTCCGCCGTAACTCATTGATTCTGCAAGGGGTGTCGGGGTTAAGTCGCCGTGTAAACGAGGCGAAAAGCGAGGTGCCGACCCCCCTTTTTCGACGTGACGCTGCATCGCTCGTATACATGCGATTCCGCTCCCACGATGCTGTACTTTTGTAATGTGTTGCTTCCACGCAACACACCCCCTACCCCTTGTTGTTCTATAGATCGGGGTAGTTCCAGTGGTTCCCCGGAGATTTTGATAGATAGTGGTGGGGGAGTCCCAGTCTGTAAAATTTTTTTATAAAAATTCCCCTCTACATATTGACTTTCGGGATTAAATATGCTAAAATCGGAACAGTTTTTAGAGAAATGGATACACCCTGAGTTGGTCAGTGGTGGGTAGGGACACTCCAAAGGGTGTCCCCCCCGAGATAGGGTGGTGAGGAGTGAGGGGGCTGGGTGTAGAATGCTCCAGAATATGCTGAAACGGGGGCTATTGTCCCTGCATTTTGAGGTTTTCAGTCTTGAACATCACTCCCGAAATCCTGAATAAAGTCAAACAGTTACCGTTTGATCAGCAAAAAGAGATTCTGAAACTCCTAGACGAGTACGAATCTGCTAAATCCAAGGAAGAGTGTCGGGAAAGGTTCATTCCGTTCGTGCAAAGGATGTGGCCGGGGTTCATTTCGGGGCGACATCACCGGATCATGGGTGAGAAGTTTGAGGAAATCGCCTCGGGTAAGTTGAAAAGGCTCATCATCTGCATGCCGCCTCGGCATACCAAGTCAGAATTCGGGTCATATCTCTTTCCGTCGTGGTTTTTGGGCAGGTTCCCACACAAAAAGGTCATTCAGACCTCACACACTGCAGAACTCGCGGTAGGTTTTGGTAGAAAAGTCAGAAACTTAGTGGATTCTGAGGACTACCACAGCGTTTTTCCGGATGTTGGACTCCGGGCTGATTCCAAAGCAGCCGGTCGCTGGAGTACTTCCAAGGGTGGGGAGTATTTCGCTATCGGTATCGGCGGTGCGGTGACCGGAAAGGGTGCCGATTTGCTGATCATTGACGATCCCCATGATGAACAGGAGGGTCAGTCCGCTGATCCGACCGTCTTTGACCATGCTTACGAGTGGTACACCTCCGGTCCTCGTCAGCGTCTCCAGCCGGGTGGGGCCATTGTCGTCATTTGTACCCGTTGGTCCAAAAGAGACTTGGTGGGTCAGGTGCTAAAAGCCTCTGCCATGCGAGAAGGGGTCGATGAATGGGAGGTGATTGAGTTCCCAGCGATCATGCCCTCAGGTCAACCCCTCTGGCCAGAGTTCTGGCCCCTCCCAGAACTAGAAGCCATCCGCAACGAAATCCCCATCCACAAATGGCAGGCCCAGTACCAGCAAGATCCCACCTCCGAAGAAGGTGCGTTGATTAAACGCGAGTGGTGGAAGGTCTGGGAAGAAAGAAACCCACCGCAGTGTCAGTTTTTGATCCAGTCATGGGACACCGCCTTCCTCAAAAAGGAACGCGCCGACTACTCCGCCTGTACCACTTGGGGGGTTTTCTACCATCCAGACCAGAATGGGGTCATGCAACCGAATCTCATCCTGATGGATGCCTTGAAGGAGAAGATGGAGTTCCCGACCCTGAAGAAACGGGCGTACGAACTCTATCAATACTGGAAACCCGAGACCTTGATCGTCGAAGCCAAGGCTGCTGGAACCCCTTTGATTTTTGAATTAAGGGCGATGGGTATACCAGTCGCCGAATACACCCCCTCTCGGGGTAATGACAAGATTGCTCGTGTGAATGCGGTGGCGGATCTCTTCGCGAGTGGAAAGATCTGGAGACCGCAGACCCGATTTGCTGAGGAAGTCGTAGAAGAATTTGCATCATTTCCCGCCGGGGAGCATGATGACTATGTAGACTCAGGAACGCAGGCTCTTCTGAGATATCGGCGTGGAGGATTTATTTCTCTGCAGTCAGATGCTCAAGATGAACCCGTCTATAGACGCAAAGTGGAGTATTACTAATGAAAGGTCGCACTGAAATGTCCGACAAGGCCGAGGCTCCCAAGAGCCGCAAGCAGCCGAAGGACAAACTTAAAGGTAAGATGTCGGGCATTGGCAAACCAGTGATGGTGGCTGGTGCCAAACGCGCCGCGAAGATGTACGGCGGTGGTCGCACCTATGAAGGCGGTTCCTTTGGTGGAACCAAGGGTGTAGCACGAGGAATGGGCGCTGCTAAGAAAGGCGGCAAATTCACCGATCTCTAAGGAGATTCGACGTGGCGGTTGATCGTGCATTGATGCCCTTCATAACCCAAGGGCAGGGGATGGAAATCTCGGTTCTCCCACCGGAGGACGATTCCATCATGGTGGAACTTCCCGATGGTGGGATGGAATTGCAACTCGGACCCGAGCAGCAAGCCGCCGCCCATGATGACAACCTAGCCCAGTATCTCGACGACAACACCCTATCGAACATGGCCACGGAACTGGTGGCCTTGTTTGATGCAGACAAAGATTCCCGTAAAGAATGGGAACAGACCTACATGAAAGGTCTGGATCTTTTGGGATTGAAGATCGAACAGCGAACCCAGCCATGGGATGGCGCTTGTGGCGTGTTCCACCCGATGCTCTCAGAGGCCGTCGTCCGCTTCCAAGCGCAGTCGATTCAGGAAATCTTCCCGGCTAAAGGCCCCGTTGAAACAAAGATCCTGGGTCAACAGACCCCAGAGCGTATGCAACAGGCCATGCGCGTTCAGGACTATTTAAACTATCTCCTGACCGAGAACATGAGCGAGTATCGATCCGAAACGGAGAAGATGCTGTTCTCATTGGCGATTGCCGGATCGGCTTTCCGCAAAGCGTACTTTGATCCGAATCTCGGAAGACCCACTTCCATCTTCGTTCCCGCAGAGGATTTCGTGGTTTCGTATGGAACCCCGGATCTGTACACCTGCGAACGTGCTACGCATGTCATGAAGAAGACCCCGAATGAAGTTCGCAAACTTCAGGTCTCGGGCTTCTATGTGGATGTGGAGTTACCGGAGCCGACTCCGGATATCAGCGATATCCAGAAGAAGTACGACAAGATGAACGGAGATGCGGCCATTGATCTAGATGGTCGCTATACGCTCCTTGAGATGATGATCGATTACGATCTGCCGGGATTTGAAGACACGATTGACGGGGAACCCTCAGGGATTGCCTTGCCCTATGTTATTACGATTGATAAGGGTTCCCGAACGATTCTCTCCATTAGACGTAACTGGTACGAAGGCGATCCGCTCAAGAAGCGCCGCCAGCATTTTGTTCATTATGTTTATCTGCCGGGACTCGGCTTCTATGGTTTTGGTTTGGTTCACATCGTCGGTGGCTTGGCAAAATCCGCCACCTCCATCCTCCGCCAATTGGTCGATGCGGGAACCTTGTCTAACCTTCCGGGCGGATTGAAAACTCGCGGACTCCGGATCAAAGGCGACGATACACCCATCATGCCGGGTGAGTTCCGTGACGTTGACATTCCGTCTGGAACCCTACGCGAAAACATCACCTTCCTCCCGTACAAAGAACCTTCGACGGTTCTCTATCAATTGCTCGGGAACATCGTCGAAGAGGGGCGCAGGTTTGCTTCCCAGTCCGACATGAAGGTGGCGGACATGAACAACGAGGCTCCGGTGGGAACCACCCTTGCCTTGTTGGAAAGATCGATGAAGGTGCAAAGCGCAGTTCAAGCGCGTTTACACGCATCGATGAAGAAAGAACTCAAGATTATTGCCAACCTCGTTAAAGACTACGGTCCTCAGGAATATCCCTACGACATTCCGGGTAAACAACTGACCGCTCAGGACTTTGATGATCGGATCGATATCGTTCCGGTTTCGGACCCGAATGCCGGTACGATGGCCCAAAGAATCATGAAGTACCAAGCCGCACTGCAATTAGCAGGCACGGCCCCGCAGATGTACAACATGCCGCTCCTGCATCGTCAGATGCTGGACACTCTGGGAATTGCTGATGCGGCGCAGATTGTTCAAACACCAGAGGAAGTTCCGCCGACCGACCCGGTCACCGAGAACATGAGAGTGTTGAACAACCAGCCGATCAAGGCGTTCATCTATCAGGATCATGAGGCTCACATCCAGACCCACATGTCCTTCCTGCAAGATCCGAAACTGCAGGAAATGATCGGTCAGTCTCCGAATGCCCAAGCCATGCAGGGTGCCGTTGCGGCCCACATGGCCGAGCATCTGGCATTTAAATACCGCATGGAGATCGAAAAGGAACTCGGGGTCAAACTGCCTCCGCCGGGGGAACCGCTGCCGGAAGATGTGGAATACCGCATTTCCCAGTTGGTCGCACCGGCTGCAGCCCAGTTGCTCCAACGCGATCAGGCCGAGGCCCAGATGCAGAAGCAAATGCAAGAAGCCCAAGATCCGGTTCTCCAAATGGAAATGCAGAAACTGCAACTCCGCGCACAAGAGATTCAGCAGAAGGCACAGGCCGACATGGCCAAGATTCAGGCCGATATGCAGAAGGCTCAGATGCGTATGCAGTCCGAGCAGGAAAGACTCAAGGCCCAAGAGCGCATCGAAGGTGCGCGTCTCGGTGTCCAGATCGCCAGCACCAACACCCAAGCCGAACTCCAGAGCAAGGAAATTGCCTCGCGAGATCAGGTCGAAGGGGCCAAGTTGGGCGTACAGATTGCACGGGAACTTCTGAATGCAGAACGCCAGCCACCAAAATCTCGCTGATTACCTCCGTAAGTCCATCCGCGATCAGATGAATGAGATGGCGGATCACATCGCAGGCGGTGCCTGCGTTGACTATGCGGATTACAAGCGTTGCTGCGGTGTCATACATGGCCTCGCCTTAGCAGAGCGAGAACTACTTGACTTAACAAAGCAAATTGATGACGATTAAACATCTCCGCATTTTGCGGTGCGCGTGACTCCGGGCACGTTTAAATCCCGGTGCGAGGAAATATGTCTGAAAAACTAGCGAGTCAGTTACCGAAACCCACTGGTTACAAACTGCTCATTGCACTTCCTGACCCTGAGGAGAAGACCGAAGGCGGGATTATCAAGGCTTCCCAGACTCTTCAAGCCGAAGAAATCGGAAGCATCGTCGGGTTCGTCCTAGAGATGGGGCCTGATGCATACCAATCCCAAGAGCGATTCCCCACAGGACCGTACTGTAAAAAGGGAGATTGGATCATGATGAGATCCTACTCCGGTACGCGCTTTAAGGTTCATGGCAAAGAGTTCCGTTTAATCAACGACGACAGCGTAGAAGCCGTAGTCGAAGATCCAAGGGGCGTGGTGAAAGTATGAGCGAGTTACAGACATCAAAGGAAGATAAGTTCTTCGGGGTTTCCTATCAGGTGGGTGCGCCTGAGCAGGGAGAAAAGCCGGTTCCCACCGATGAGGTGGAACTGGAAATTGTCGATGACACCCCGAAAAAGCCGGTTCGCGCAGCCGAAGCCTCAGAGGAAACCGATGAGGAACTGTCGTCTTACGGCAAGAAGGTCCGCGACCGCATCAACAAGTTGAAGTACGAACAGCACGAGGAGCGCCGTCAGCGTGAGGCTGCGGAGCGTATGCGTGAGGAAGCGATCCAGTTCGCACAGCAACTTGCACAAAAGAATCAGCAGTACGAGAACCTCATCCAGCGCGGTGAGAGTGCCCTTGTTCAGCAGATCAAATCCAAGGCGAGTATCGCCCTTGAGCAAGCCAAATTCCGATACAAGGAAGCCTACGAGCAAGGCGATGCTGAAAAGATTATCGCCGCTCAAGAAAGTCTGTTGAACGCACAGACGGAGTTTCGGGAGGCTGAAAAGTACGAGCGTACCCTTCAGTCTCGACCCAAACCCCAACCGCAAGAAATGGCGGTTCAACAGCCGGTTTATCAGGCACCTCAAGCACCCAAGGTGACTGAAAAGACCGTTGCATGGACACAGCGGAATCCGTGGTTCGGAGATCCGAAGCACCTGAAGATGACCGCTCTGGCCTATGCCACTCACGAAGAACTGGTCCGATTCAAGGGCGTACAGCCTGAGACGGAGGAGTACTTCCAAGAAATCGACGCTACCATGCGTTCGCACTTCCCAGACTACTTTGGTTCGGACGATGTGCAGGTCACATCCACCCCTTACCAAAAGCCCCCCTCCACGGTAGTAGCCCCTTCCAACCGAAGCAATGGTGCGAAACCGCGCAAAATCCAACTGTCTGCCACACAAGTTTCTCTCGCTAAGAGACTTGGCCTAACCCCCGAGCAGTACGCCAAACAACTCATTAAGGAGAGTTCAAATGGCTAATGAGCGCAATATTCGTGTAGACCGGCAGGCCGAGGCTCGTCCCAACGATACTTGGTTGCCGCAATCATCGCTTCCGGTCCCTGAGCCGAAAGATGGCTGGGTATTTCGCTGGATTCGAACCTCTTCGCGTGGACTCGCAGACAACACCAACGTCTCTCGCCAATTCCGCGAGGGCTGGGAACCTGTGAAGGCAGAAGATCATCCTGAGTTGAAGATCCTCTCCGACATCAATTCCCAGTTCAAAGGAAACGTCGAAGTCGGTGGCTTGCTGCTTTGCAAGGCCCCTGAAGAGAAGATGAAGGCCAGACAGAAGTACTACCAAGAAGTTTCGGACAGACAGATCGAAGGCGTTGATCGCAGTTATCTGCGAGAAAATGACCCGCGCATGCCGCTCCTTAACCCGGAGCGTTCAACGCGCACAACCTTTGGACGTGGTTGATCTACAATCAATCTGTTTAAACTTTTTGTGAGGTAATTCAAATGGCTTCTGGAACGAATGTTTCGGCCCCCTACGGGCTGAAGCCGATCAACTTGATCGGCGGACAGGTGTTCGCGGGTTCGACCCGTGCCCTGCCGGTTCAATATGGTTATGCCACGAACATCTTCTACGGCGATTTCGTGAAGGTGCTGCGTGGTTCTGTGACTCGCGCTGATGTGTCCACGGGCACAGCCTCGGCGCAGTTTGACGGTATTTTCTTGGGCTGCTCTTACACGGACCCCGTGACGAAGCAGAAGCGGTTCTCGCAGTACTGGCCTGCTTCAACGCTGGCTGGCGATGCGATTGCCTATGTGGCTGATGATCCGGACACCGTCTTCAAGGTCGCTGTCTGTTCGTCGGGAACCACGATGGCTTCTGGCGCTGTCGCCATGATCGGTGCAAACCTGTCGATGGTGAACAACACGGGCGACGTGAACACGGGTAACTCCAAGAATGCGGTTCTTGCTCCGACTGCCACTCCGGTCACCACGGTCCTCCCGGTCCGTTGCGTGGGCGTGGTGGAAGACACGGCGTTTAGTTACACCGCGACGGGTTCGTCCACTGGTGCCAGCATCACCCTGACGGGTTCTGGTCTTCCGGCGG